TAATCCATTTTAATATATTATATAATCGTTATTTCCTGAAGTGTTTATAGTATACTGTCCTAAATTCATATCATAATAATTATTAGTAGCCTGGTCAATAGTTTGGTCAGTACAGAAAATTTTATCTCTAAATATAACTGTTCCGCTAACATTACTAATTTTAAGATCGTAAAACCTACCTTCTATCAAGTTTAAATTCATTGTAATATACATCAAATCATTTGTAATTACTATACCCGCTTCGTCTTCCCAGTCATAATTAGCTAACTGCCATTGTAGAGTATTAGTGTTCCACTCTGAACCTGTTGTTAATACGCAAATCTCTTCATTAGTACTTTCGTCTCTTATACAAATTGTAGCATCCGTTACGTATTCTCTAGGAATTACGCTGTAAGTTTGCTCACTAGTTTGAGTAGTTAAAACTATCATTTCTTGCTTTATAGTATAACGTGCTTTTTATTTATTTTGCATCTATACTATTTATAAAAAAAATAGGGAGATTTCTCCCCCTATAATTTAATTAAACACAGAATAGTATTTTCTAAGATGGGCTAATAGAAGCTCCTATTGTAATTGCACTTATAACTCCAGTTGCACAGAAAAACGCAGGAAGTTGCTCTTGAGCAGTAAAAGTCATATTGAATCCTGTAAAGTCTGCTAACGCAGTTCCAGTTCCAATAGTCCCTGCTGAAGTGTCAGCACCGTTGTAAGCTCCAACTAAGAAATAATTTCCGTTAAAGTCTTGTACGAATACGTGAGGATTTCCTTTAGCTACGTCTTGTAACTCAGCTTGAGTTTCTTTATCTAATTTTTGAAATTGTACGTTGACATTTTGGTCGTAGTATACAGTCCCGTTTTCAGCAGAGGCAGTAATCGTTTGCTCTAACCCTGAAGAACCTGGCTTAACTAAATACTCATAACCTGAAGGAGTTGAACTAATTGCAGTCACTTCCGCTCCTGAAATTGTCAAGTCTCCTAGTAAACCATAGTCAACTAGAATGATAGATTTTATACCTCCTACTCCTTTAGTACAAGGTAAATTTCTACCAGTTGATAATATTGAACAGCTCATATTTATATTTTTTTAAAAAAAAAGGGTAAGTAGGTCGACCCCACCTACCCTAAATTTTGGTTAATTTAATTTATTAAGAATAAACTACAACGTCAGAAGAGATACCATAGTTTACAGAACCAGAGAATCTTGCGATAACTCTTGCGTTTTGTGAACCGTCTAGGTCTCCCATATCTAGAAGTTTTACTTCATTCATATTTGAAACTAAAGAAGTTCCAAAGAAAATATTTGATCTTTCTGCAGCAAACATAGTGTTGTTAGCCATTCCTGGAGCAACAAACACTTTTACTCCGTCAAAAGATAAAGAACCATTGTTCCACCACTGTGTACCCATATTGTTTACACCGTTAGCTCCTAGTCCATTTGCTCCGAATCCTCCTAATTGTCTTACATAAGCTCTTGCTACGTTTTGAGATACATATAAGTATAAGTCCTCTTTTCCGTATAAAGCAGAAGGAATTTCATCTACAACTTTCCCCATTTCAGCAATTACGTTAGCAGAGTCAACACCACCTACAACAGCAGTAATTTTTTGACCTGCAGGAATAGTAGCGTCAGCAGCAGCTAAAGTTACTAGTCCGTCATATTCTCCTGCATTAGCATTAACACCAGACCAGATAGTTTGTTCTGTTTTTTGTGCAATTTCTGCAGCAACGTGAGCTAAGATAAAGTCAGCAAAAGATGGAGGCAGGTTTTTGAACCCACTGAATCCCATACTTTGTGCTTCCCAGTCAGATAAAAAGTCTTGCTTACATAATTGTAAGTTAACTTGTAGGTTAGTTGGCTCAAGGATTCTTTCTGTTAAGTCTATAGTAGACGTTGGAGAAAAATCACAAGTAGCATCAACTACTAAGTTGTTAGTAGCAACTTTCTTAATTACTTCTTTATAATTAATATTTGGTTTTACAGAGATACCACCGTCTTCAATTGTACTAGCAGATAAAAGAGCAGCCGCAATATATTGATTTGCGAACTCTCCTGCATAAGTAGTAGTAATGTTAGTAGTAGTAGCTAAATTTACATTTCTTTTCATTTTATTATTTTTTATTGATATTATTTAATTTAGACAGAACTCTATCCATTGTTGTTTGAGGTCTGTTTTGTCCATACGTAAACCCTTCATTTTGTTGTTTAGAGGGTGCGTGAGCTAAAGGTTTTCTAGCAGGAGTCTTAGACATTTTTTCTTTTACTTTGTCTACTTCGCCATATTTCTTTTTAAGCTCTTCAATTTCTTCTTTTACTTCCTCGATAATTGGGGATACTACTTCTACAACTGCAGCAACTATATCTCCAACTTCGTCTATTACTTCTTCAGGAGCTTCAACGATAATTTCTTCTTCTTCTAAGTCTTCCTTAATGTCTTCTTTTTCGTCTTTGATTCCGTCTTTGTAACCTTCTTCTTCAGCTTCGTCTATTGACTCTAATCTTAGTTCGTCAATTAAGCCTTCTTCTTTTACTATTAGCATTCTACCGTCTTCTATCATATACTCGCCTTCTGGTAAAGGAACTCGAGAGTCTTCAGTGACAATAAAAACGCTTTCTCCCTTATCGTAGCTATCGGCAAATATTCTAGTACCGTTGTCCAGGATAAGTTCTTCTAGTTCAACTTGTACTCCTAAGAGTGTGTTGATCTTTTTTAACATTTCACTTGCTTTCATTATTTATTATTTAATTATTAATGTTTATTATTAATTCCAGAAATTACCCATTCCTGTATAGTCAGTCACTTCTCTATATTTAGACTTTGCTTCGTCTGACAAACTCTGAGCATTATCTACTCTTTGTTTTAAATTGTCATAGTCGTAGTAAACATCATTAGGAGCTAGACCTAACTCATCTGCTGCTTTCTCTAATTTATCTAGCATTACTTTTAATATTTCTGCAGCTTCTTCTAAGTCTCTTACGTTTCCGTTAATTACATAGTCGTCTAGATTATATTTCATTCTAAAGTCATCGTAAGCGTCTATTACTTCGTCTCCTAACTCGTAGGCTAAGTAACTAGCGTCTGACTCAGCAGCCTCGAATCTATCTACTTCACTGTCAATGTCATCTACTAGAGCTAAGTCTATTTTTCTTTGAGTGTTTAATACTGCGAAAACTTTATTGTCTTCTGCGTATAATTTTTTTAGTACGTTTTTTAATGCTTTCATATTTTATACTGATAATGATTCGTCTCTAAATTCTTGTTTTTGTTCTTCAAAAGTCAATAAATATCTACGACCTTCAGATATTAATTCTCTGTGCTGAGAATAACTAGGATAAATTTGATCTACCATTATTCCTAACTCATTTGCACTTTCTTCAATTTTATCTAAAATTTGTTCATCTTTATCTAAGTCTGTTTCGGTTGCTAAAGCCTCTCCTCTATTAAAATAAATAGTATAAATTTCTCTTCCTGCTACATACCATTGATCGAATTTTTCAGGAAAAAACTCTTGAGTAAAATAATTTAAAGCATCTACTTCTTCTTGTAGTCCTGAAGCGTCTGAATAAACAAACTCATCTAAAAGACTTAAATCTACTTTTTTAGAAAGCTCAGTTCTATTCTTTTTTAATTTATCTAAAATAACTTGATTAAATTTAATTGCCATATTTTTCTTTTATATATCCACAAATTTTAGGAGCAGCTTCAGCTCCATATCTTTTAGTTTGATCTGCTATACATTCGTCCCAGGGATATTTGTCTAGTTCTACTTCAGACTTTTCAATTTCTGTTAATATTAAACGAAAGTTTAAATTGTCTTTAAATAGCTTACTATTAATCCTGTTTATAGCATTCATATAGTTATAACGAAAGGTTTATTTTTTTTGCATTTTACCCAGTTATTCTACCTATACCCTGAGCCCATAAAGAACCGTCACAGCACTCTCTTGAATAAGTGTTCTGATCTTTACAATAACACGCTCTGGAGCTATTACTAGGACTAGCAGGATTCCACCTTGCAGCATAAGGCTGAGCTTGTCCTCTTCTGTTTGACTTATTTATTTTTTTTCTTACTGGCATTTATAAGGAGTTTTTTAATTCTAAGTAGTTTGACACCTGCTTCTATTTGTGAAAGTTTTTCTTTGTCTATTTGGTCTAGTTTTTTTATAGCCCAATTAACGCCAGATTTTCCACCCCAGGCATCGTACATTATAGCTCCGCATCCGTCTTCATAACTACCTCCGCTATTTGCTTCGTGTCTTTTATAAGATGCCATTCTAGCTATAGTGTCTCTAGATATGTTTTCTCTATTTGCTAATTGACTAGCTCTAGTCCAACCTACTGGAGTTCCACAGCTTGAACCGTTTTCCTTTTTATACTTTAATGCTTTCTTTGCATTGTTAACTGCAGAGTCAGGATAGTCATTATAAGTTTCTAGCTCTACTTCATTTAACTCATCTTTGATTTTTTCTTTAGGTCTTTCCTCTTTGTCTAAAAAGAATCCTTCTATACTGAATCCTTTAACAGAACCGTTTTTTACAAAGTCATTCCAGATTTCATCATTGTTTACTTTGACAGCTCCCATCCACGTTCCTACAGGTACATCCATATTGTATAAAGAAGTCTTGTCTTTCTGTTTGTCTTCTACTATCCAGGACTCTACAAGTGTTAACCCTTCAATATCAAATTTGTGTTCTAGTGTAGCGTTGTTTTGTTTTCCTTTCATAAGAAATAACTCACTAGCTTTTTTTACAGTTTCTTTAGAAAAGTATATATAGTACTCTTCTTTTCCGTCTTTCCTGTAAATAGTCTTATTAGGTATAAGTAAAGCTCCCATAAGAATTTTTTTCTCATCGTCTATAGACTGTAGTTTAACTTCTTTTTGGTCGTTTAATGCTACAAAGTTTTCTTCTATAGCAGGACTTTCTACGATACTGATTGCATCTATACCTCCGAACTCGTCCTCTTCGTCTATTATTAATTCAACTATTTTCATATTAGTATAACGGTTTTAAATTAGTTTTTGTTTTTATCCTATTGTCGCTCCCTGGACAATATTTCTATCCAGACTTTGAGCAGTAGTTACATCATTACTAACAACGTATGCTTTTATAGGAGCTTGAGTTTGACTAGTAATAGCTTCAGTTAATTGACTCGTATCACTTTGTCCTACTATATTAAATGCAGGAGCAGAAATTGTCGGAGCTTCAACAGAAGGAGTTTGTCCTTTGCTTTGACCTCCTACTGAAGAGGCTACAGATTTTGTAGAACTTACCGCAGCTTTTATAGCCATTATAATTCCTGCCGCTTGTCCTGCGTAAGCTAGTAAAGGTAAAATGTTTTGAGGAAATCCTATTTTAGCAGTTTCAGCCGTACCTGCTGCTATTGCACTTCCTCCCTTAGCCGCCTCTAAATTAGCTTCTGCAGCTACTATACTGGCTTTATTTTTTAAAGCTCCTATGTCAATTAAAAACTCTTGTAGAGCTATAGCTTGTTTAGCAACTAAAAGAGCTTTACTTAATTTAGATTCCTCTCCTCCTAATTGTATTAAATTGTCAAGAGTGTCTTCTTTAAACTTACGTTTTTTCTCTTCCATTTCTAGTTCTCCTTCTAGTATAGCTTCAGCTTGTTTAACTCTTTCTTCTTGTTCTTCTTGGAACTTTTCTCTTTCCTTTTGTTTTTCTGCTTCGTCCTCTTCATCAAACACAGCTTGTTGTTCTTGTAGTTTAATTCTTTTTGCTTCTAAAAGAGCTAACTCAGTTTCTTCTGTTAACTCTCCTGCCATTGTTAAATCAAATAATAGATCGTCATAATGCTGCTGAATATCAGCTCTTTCTTTTGCTCTCTTATCTGCCTTAGTTAATATTAAAGCGTCATCTACTTGCTCTTCTAGTTTAAGTCTATCTTTTATATCCTGAAGCTCTTGTTGTTTAGCTTCTAGTTTTTTCTTTTCTATATCGTCTACTATTTTTTGTTTTCTTTTTACTTCATCTTTGTCAAGATTAGCTATAGAAGTATCTATTTTTAACTGTGTTTTTTTTAAAGTATTAATTTTATCCTCTAACTCAATTTGCTCTTCAGTTTTTGTAAGTTTCTTTTCTGCTTCTATTCTTGATAAGTTTTCTTGATAGCTGTAATTTTTTCTAACATCAAACGAGGCTTTTAGTTTATCAAAGAAAGTAATTTCATTATCTCTTGCTTTTTGTTTTTCTAGCAGAGCTTGATTTTCTAGTAATTCAGCTTTGACTATTTCTTGTTGAATTAACAAAGTTTTTCTTAATGCTAATAAAGTTTCGTCTGTTGACTCCCCTTTTAATTCTGATAATCTTAACTGGCTATTAAGTATATCTACTTCGTCATTTAATAATTGTTTAGTTCTTTCTAGTTCCGCTTGTTGTCTTTCTAGTTCTGCAGTAGCTCCTGAAATAAATCCTTTTATGTCGTCCCAGTAAGTCGCTATAGTTCCTAAGGCTACTACTATAAGACCAATTCCTGTAGCTGCTATAGCTACTCTTAATCCTTTAAAAGTTTTAGACAAACCTTTAACTGTAGTTATACCTTGAGTCACGCCTTTTTGTAAATCCTGAAATTTAGTTATTGCTCCGCCTGTAGCTCTGTCTAATAATCTTGTAGCGTCTCTATTTTTAGACACAGTTTCATTAAATTTATTTAACGCATCCTGGACTCCTCTTATGTCTTTCTCAGCTTGTTGAGCTCCTTCTACTTTAACTTTTGCTACTGCCATTTTATTTGTTTTTTTAATTTGTCTTTTGCTTCTTTAAAATTTGTAGGAAGTTTTTTTGCTCCCTGTGCAAACCGAATATTCTCAGTTTCTCCGTTTGCGTATTTTAGTAATTCTATTATATTTTTAATCATAATTTTATTTTAAGAACCACATCCTTTAGGATATTCTCCTGTAGCATTTTCGTACTCTGACTGCCACCAACCCTCTAACAACAAAGACGGAGCAGTAGGAGTGTAAGCTATTTTATTCCATCTGTCATATTTACTACCTCCGACATTACTATAATTCCCACTATCTGCAAAAATGGTTAGTTCTTTATTAGCGTATATTTTACCTATAGTTTGGACAACATTTTGAGTTCCAAATACTATGCTTGAAGTATCTGAATAAACAGTAACTAAAGTTCTACTCGAATCGCTTGAACAAGAAGTTCCTGTTGTACTGTAATACATACTTATAGTAAAACTATCTGATTCTAGTTCATTTATTATTTCAAGAGTACTTTCTCCAGTGTTTAAATTAGTTTGAACAGTATTCAAAGCATAGTCCTGATTATTAATAGTAACCTTGTCATTCATTTTAAGGTTTTTAATAATATCTAAAGGTAAATCTGCTTTAATTTTAGTTAGTCTTCTTTTACCATTAAAAATGTTTTGTATATAGTTTAAATAATTTTCTTGAAATAAAGTATCAGTAAAAGTTGTGTCTAAAGTATATTCATTATACTCATTATAAAAATTTATATTTTTTTTAGACGTAGAAGAATTTAAAGATAAACTATTGCTAGGAATAATATAATTAGTTAAAGGAGAATGATTAGTTGAATCTGTCCTAAATGATATTTCAGTTCCACTTGTTATTTGTATTGGATAAAATAATAATGGTTTTCCAATATATGCCTCTTGGTTATCATCTACAAAATATCCCCATTGTACATCAGTAGTTCCAATTCCAGAAGCGTTAGCATCTACTAATCTTTCGTATAATAAGTGTTCAAAAGGAAGTGTCACATTATAAACAGGATTCGGAGCATCAAAATTATTTCCTATTGTTGAGTTTCCAGTAAACTGTTCTGCTCCCCAAGGTTTATTCTGTAGCTGTTCGTATTGTAACGCAAGGAAAGTCCCAGTACCTTCATAGGCAAAAGTTATTTCTTTATAAGGTAAAGCAACGTCTACTTGACTTGTATTAGTGTTTACATATTCGCTTATATCGTAACTTGTTCCTGCGGCATAAAAATTATCTAATTTTTCAACTCTTATTTTGCCATAGTCAGAGTCTTGAACATCACTTACATAGTAAGCAGTTAAATTAAACATCTTAAATAAACCTGTAAGAAAATCTATTATTTTAATATCAGGTATTTGTTCTGTAATTATAAATTCAAATGTAGCGTATAATGGGAATGTGCTTGTATCGTAAGTGTCTGTCCAAGTAGTTCCATCATAACCTGAAAATTCCCATTTTATACTTGAAAAGGTTAAACCTAAAGGTTCTGAAATACTAACTATTACTGTATAAACAGCAGCATCCATAGTTCCTATTTGAGATTTATTAAAAGTTTTTGTTCCTACGTTTCCTGTAAATTGTGCAAATAGAGTATTATTACGGTTTATTGTCACATCATAAGGGGTGCTTGAACCTGTAGTTAAAGTTAAGTCTTGTTGTATAGTAGGCAAAAGTCCTTGGTTTATTATTATAGCAGAACCAGTAACATTAGTTGTTCTATTATTTAATCCTGACAAAGGAAAAGCATCAATTAAAGTTGGATATGTAGTAACTTGTACAGCAGGTTCTACACTTCCTTTTTTTCTATGTAACCATAAATAAAGGTTATAAAATTCTGTATTTGTTGTACTGAAAAAATCACGAGTAAAAGTTATATCGTAGTTAGGTTGGTTTTCTATTGCTTCTATAATTTCATAAACTCTTATAGCATATTTCAAGTCTGACCATAAAACCCCGTGGTCGTGAGAACTACCAGTATGATAATATAAGTTTCCTGTATCGTCTAAATGTGTTGAATTATCAGAATTATAAAATAATCTTGACTCTACTCCACTTGCACCTGAAGTAATTAAAGGACATAATATTGCTCCAGAAGGACTTTGTAATCTTGATTTTATTAAACCTGCACTATAATCTAATTTGTATTGGTCTAAATCATCTAAGACACCAAGTTTGTCATCTTTTAAAACATCTTTTAAATTAACAGTTTTACCAAAGAATGTAATTTTATAAGAGTAAATTCTATTGTTTTTCAATTCTGTTCCATTAAGTCTTATATAGCCTGTTTGAAACGTAATATTATTTAATTCTATTATAGCTCTTACTTTGTCCCTTGCATCAAATCCGTCTACAATATCAAAATTATAATAATGTTGAAAAACTTGATTATTAACTTTTGAAGCAGGAACTGTAAATGTTTGACTAAACTCTGTAAATATTTTAGCAGGGTCTTTTATGTTTTGTATAGATTGATTAAACGAGACCTGTTCATCTTTGAATAAATCAATTCTTTGATAAGTTGCATTATTTGCGTCTGGTGTTGTGTCAATGTATAATTGTAGTTTTTGCATTATCTAACATTATTTATATAATCAAACGACATTTCAAAATCAAATGTGTATTCTATTAATTTATTGTTTAATACTGTCTTTTTTACTATGTTGTTTTTCTTAACATTAACTGGGACAACTTCTGTTTGGTCTGTTCTATTATATTCTTTAAATCTAGTAATCCAAACCTTTTCAGATAAAAGTATTTGGTCAAACCATTGATTGCACCATTCAGGATAGAATCCAGAACTTAAAGTTAAACTCTCATTTACTACAGTATTAAAAACTTGTTTAGTATGTTCATTAACACTATAAGTTCCTGTTGATGAAATTATATTTCTTTGATAAGTGTCTTGTTTTTTAGTTTTAGTATTTACTGATTTTAAGAAAAACCATACATCTTGTAATGCCCCAAACTTATTTACAAATGTAACTTTATGACCATCTCCATATTTAGTACAGTCTATTCTGTTTATATTAACTCTAACCCCCATTGTAGTTCCTATAATTTCTGATTGATTAGAAGTGTAAGAATAATAATTCATAACCCCTGCGGTTGTAATTCCAGGAACAACACCTGCATAACCTATAGGAACATATATTTCTGCGTCTGCAGCAGGGTAAGGTTCTCTTCCAAATAAAGTGTTTGGTAAATTTCTAAAAGGTACAGTAGGATTTGCACCTTCCATAAATGTTCCATAAGCATCATATCCTATGTCACTCCACTGTGTGCCATTAACTGGACTATCACTTCCAGTATAAGCGTTTATAGCTGTAACTATTGTTAATGTTTGAGCAGTATATGTTCCGTCAAAAGTTATATCTAAAAAATCTCTACATAGTTCTGCTATTTCAAAAAGAGCAGTTTCGCTCGGAGCTACTTCTTTTCTTAACGTATACTTTAGTGAACCATCTATTGTAATAGTACATATTGCATAAGCTGAATTTGCTCCTGCGGTTATATATTTATATTGGGGACTTCTTAAAGCTATTGCTTCCATTAGTTTATTGTTATTATTAATTCGTTAGTTTCATCTGTTTGAGAAATTGCTAGTTGAACGTCTTTATCTAAAGCGTCTTCTAGTTCTCTTTCTAGTCTTTCTGTGTAAAATTCAAAAGGGTCAGAAAAGAAATAACTAGGTTTTAATCCTGCTAAATATATACTTCTAGAAATTAAAAAGACCATAGTTTTTCTAGGAATGAATCTACCTAGATCGTCTCTTACATTACTTAGTCCTGGTTTCTGAACTACCCACTGATCTATAGCTCCTCTTAGTGAGCCTTGTCCTTTAAAGTTTCCTGTTCCAAATCTAAATTTACTTAATGGAGCTCTGTTGAATCTATGTTTTGCTCCGTCTGGCATTTTAGTTGGGTCTGCTCCCTGGACTCCCTGGTCATAAAAGTTTGCATAAGGAGTTCCCTGAAAAGTTACTGTTATGTCTTCGTCTGTTTGTGAGACTTCACTTTTTAAGCTATTGTAAAGTTCTCCGTCTGCATTATTAGTTTTTGCTAAATTATTTTTAGCAGCATTTACAACTCTTTCAGCATAGTCTTCTAATAATATTTTGACCTCATCTAGCATATATAAATATCGTTTTCAACTGTTATGCTTACATTCATAGACCAACCTACTAACTCATTTTCAAACCTGTCATAGAAAGGAACAAAAGTAACGTCAGAACTTACTTGGTACATATCATTAAATAATTGACCTGATCTCATTTGTTCTACAAGTCTGTTCCCTACTGATAGTTGAGTGTTTAGAATATCCTGTTCGTCTGTATTTCCTGTAAACTGATCTACTACTACAGCTTTGTTTATGTCTATAATATCCATTAAAAGAATAGTTAGATTATAAGTCAGTACTTGTCCGCTCTGGACTACGTTGTTTGTAATAATATGAGACAAAGGAAATATAGTTTGCTTTCTTAAATCAACGTCTGAAATATCTCCATAGGTTACAGACTTAACAAAAGGACTAGCTAACAACTGTTGTTCTAGCTTTTCCATTATTAAGTAATAACTTCTGACTCCTCTTTTATCACTCATTTTTTTATGTATTTATAAATTAGATATACTACTAGCGAAATGCTAATACAAACTGGGCAGGGATGAAATATTGATATGTGCATATTATTTTTTATTTTTTATTCTAGCTAACTGTAAATTACTTTTTTCTTTTATATACATTAAAGCACTTAAACACTTATGGAAATTAATCTTAGTCACTTCGTCTAGTTTGGTTACGTCTTCGTTTGCGAGTCTCCAGAGGGAATGATACCAACCGTATTTAACATTGAAGTTAGCTTCTCTTGAGAGGTCAGGTTCTCCTTCTTGTTCAAAGAGCTCCTCATAACTTTCACTAAGTCCCTTTCTAAATTCCAAAAAAAAAGCATACAACCCATAACTAAATTAAGTGGCATCTGCTTCATTAAGTCCCAGTAAGTGTCTCCTTTATACTCTTCTATCTCATAACTACCTTTATAGTTCTGGAGCACAGGTCTATATAAAACAGCCATAGCTTTGTGCATATTTTCCCAGTCTACTATGTAAGTGTCTACGTCAACGTACTCTCCAAAAGTCATATCGTCTAGCTGAGGAATAAATCCAAACTCTAGCTTATCAAATTTCCATCTACTAATAAGTGGAGGTTTTTCGTTTAGAGCTGTATT